AATGTGGTATGATGTTCCTGGGAGAGATGAAAATTGGAAAGATGAAACTCTCGAAGCTTTAGATTTTGACCAAGAAAAGTTTGAGCAGGAATATTGCTGTCAGTTCTTAGGTAGTTCAGGTACTCTTATTAGTGGTGCCAAACTCAAAGAACTTGCACCATCCAAACCAATTACAGAAAGTGAAGGTATTACTCAATACGAAAAAGCAATACCAGGTCACTCATATGTCATGACAGTTGATGTGTCGAGAGGTAAAGGCCTTGACTATTCAACATTTACAATGATTGATGTAACAGAAATGCCTTATAAGCAAGTATGTTGTTATCAAGACAATACTATAAGTCCCGTAGACTTTGCCTCTGTTATATATAGAATAGGGCTGATGTATAATGAGAGTGCTGTCCTAATAGAAATCAATGACATTGGTGAACAGGTTTCTGACGTACTCTTAATGGACTACGGCTATGAAAATCTTCTCTTTACTGAAAATGCTGGTAGAGCCGGTAAACAAGTTTCAGGTGGTTTTGGAGGGAAGAGAGCAGATCATGGAATACGAACAACAAAAAGTGTAAAATCAAAAGGTTGTTCTATATTGAAATTATTAATTGAACAAAATCAGTTAATAATACAAGATTATAACACAATACAGGAGTTATCACGATTTAGTAAAAGAGGTAATTCTTACGAGGCAGAATCCGGTTGGCATGACGATCTCGTAATGAATTTAGTTTTATTTGCTTGGTTGTCTGACCAACGATTCTTTAGAGAGTTAACGGATATAAATACGCTAGCAGCATTAAAAGAAAAGACAGAACAACAGCTTGATGAAGAATTGCTTCCTTTCGGTTTTATTGATACAGGAGATCCTACGCCAGACGAGCAGGGATGGATTGAATATAGACCAGAAAGAACATTTGAGATATAAATTTCAATTATTATAAATAAAACTGTGATAACTAATAAATTAGTAAAATAGGTTTAAATAGATAATATTAAAGGAGAATAATATGGCTTTTTCCGTAAGTCCTTCCGTAATTGTTCGAGAGGTGGACGCATCAGCATCGGTTCCTGCCATCGCAACACCACCCGCAGCAACGGCTGGCGTTTTTAGATGGGGTCCTGTAAATGAAGCAATTCTGATTTCTTCAGAGAATGAATTAGTATCTAGGTTTGGAACACCAAACGACGATAACTATGAAACATTCTTTGTTGCCGCAGATTACCTTTCATATGCAAATGCTTTATATGTAGCAAGAGTTGACAACGGAGCAGTTACTGCTTCATCTCGTTCAACATCTTACCATGCAAATGGCGATGTTAATGTAGTTACAACTGGCGCATTTGATGCCAAGTACCCAGGTGCTTTAGGTAACTCATTAGAAGTAGCATATGTAAGAGGTGATAAGTTTGAATTAGAGGTTCTTGGAGATGGGGTTGTTCCTGCTACAAGAATTACAGGTAATTCAGAACAACAAAACACAGCTCAATCAATTACTTTCAATACAGCAAACGTTCAATTTGAAATCTTACCAGTTAACAGACTGTCTGGAGACAATTCAATTTCAACTGGAGACGTTTTAGAAATTGGTAACGAATCAGTTGGTTACCAAGAACTTAAAGTAACAAGCGTTACCGAAGAACAAAGAGATACAAATGGTGATGTAACAGCAAACACCAGTTTAACAACAGCATATCATTACGACATCGTATTTGATAGTAATTACTTATTGGCAGAAACTTCTATCAATAAATTAGAAATTACAAGAAAGTGGGCTTATAGCAATTCATTTGTTAAAAAGCCAGGAGATGCAAACTATCATATTGCTGTCATCGACAGTGATGGAGATATCAGTGGATCAGCTGGAACAATCTTAGAATTATATTCTGATGTTTCAACTTCTCCAACAGCAAAACTTGCCAACGGTAAAACAAATTATTACCATGAAGTAATTGAACAAGAATCTTCTTGGGTTAAAATTGGTCATGCCAATACATTTGTATTAAATACATCTGAATACGAACAATTAGGTGTTAACGTAGGTGATGCTACAGGTAATACAGCTGTTAATAGTAATAACGTTGGAACAGATGGTAGAACTGAATCTACAGCAACACTTGCTGACCTAGCAGGTGGATACGATTTATTTAAGAATGCAAATGAAATTGATGTTTCATTCATCTTAGGTGGTAAATCTGACGATGCTGGTAATGTAGGAACTTACATTGTTTCAAATATTGCTGATTACAGAAAAGATTGTATGGCATTTATTTCGCCTGCCAAATCTGATGTTGTTGATGAAAGCAAAGCTGAGAAAAAACTGAAGAATATAATTGCATTTAAGAATTCAATTCCTAGTTCTTCTTACGCAGTATTTGATTCTGGTTACAAGTACAGATATGACAGATATAACGATGTATATAGATACACTCCACTTAACGGTGATATCGCAGGTTGTGCTTCAAGAGTTGAACCTTTTGAATCTCCTGCCGGTTTCCGTAAGGGTGTAATTAAGAATGTTGTAAAACTCGCGTTTAATCCAAATAAAGCGCAAAGAGACCAACTATACAGTGCTGAAGTTAACCCAGTAATGTCACAAGCAGGAAGAGGAGTTATCCTATTCGGTGATAAGACAGGATTAGGTGCTAACAGTGCGTTTGATAGTATTAATGTTAGAAGATTGTTTATTGCTGTTGAAAAGGCAATTGCTAATGCTTCTGAATCATTCCTCTTCGAATTGAACGATGAATTTACTCAAGCTCAATTCAAAGGAATCGTTGAACCATTCTTAAGAGACATTCAAGGTAAGAGAGGAATTGTTGATTTCAGAGTAGTTTCTGATAGTACAGTAAACACTCCTTCAGTTATTGACCAAGGTAAGTTCAGAGCTAATATCTTTATTAAGCCTGCACGTTCAATCAATGTGATTGAGTTGACCTTTGTTGCTACAAGAAGCGGCGTGGAATTCGAAGAAATCGTTGGGTCACTAACATAATAAATAATTATTAAATAAAGGAGAAAAAGAATGGCGTTTAATATTAATGAGTTCAAATCCCAGTTAACTGGTGGTGGTGCTCGGTCAAATCTTTTCCAAATTCAAATTTTGAATCCAGTGGCTCCTGAAGCAGATTTTAAATTGCCGTTCATGGCAAAATCTGCTACAGGTATTCCAGCAAGTACAGTAGGAACTTCGTCAGTTTCTTATTTCGGAAGAACAATGAACTTCGCAACCGATAGGACTTTTGATACTTGGGACGCTACAATCATTAACGATGAGGATTTCTTAATTCGTAACTCAATGGAAGCTTGGATGAATGCAATCAATTCGCATGAAACCAACACAAGAGGTTTACCGCAGGATTATAAATCAACTGCTTTATGCACACAATATAGTAAAAATGGAGATCCGTTAAGGACATATAGATTTGAGGGGTTATTCCCGTCATCGATGGCAGCAATCGCCCTAGATTGGGGTGGTGATGGAGCCATCGAAGAATTCTCTGTTACTTTCACATATGATTATTATATGGTTGAAGGTAATACTGGAATTCCTACTACATAATTAAATAGGTGATATTTTGAAGATTTTTGGCTTTGATATAAAGAGGGCAGAAGAGGAGACCACTTTACCGGTTTCTTTTGCCGAACCCTCTAATGATGATGGAGCGATTACGGTTGGTAATGCTCTTGGTGGTTTTTATAATACGATACTTGATATGGAAGGTTCCGCTAAAACGGAATCTGAGTTAATTACAAGATATCGTCATATGGCAATGCAGCCTGAAGTAAGTCAGGCAGTTGATGACATTGTGAATGAAGCAATTAGTGTTGATACAAATGATAGAGTTGTTGATATCTCATTAGGAGAAACAGAGTTATCGGATAAAGTAAAGAAGACAATTGTTAAAGAGTTTGATAATGTTTTAGCACTATTTGATTTTACAAATAATGCATATGATATGTTTCATAAATTCTATGTTGATGGAAGGCTGAATTATCATATTATTATTGACCCTGAAGATGTAAAGAAAGGTGTTTTAGAATTAAGATATGTTGACCCTCGTAAACTTAAACTGATACGAGAAGTCGATAAAAAGCAGAAAGATAAACATTCAGGTATACCTGTTAAGAAAGTTAAAAACGAGTATTACATGTATTCTGAAACTGGGTTCCAAAATACAAGTACAGGTGGAGTAAGTTCTCCAGCAAGTAGTACTTCAGGAATCAAGATTGCTAAGGATAGTATAGCTCGAGTTACATCGGGCTTGATGAATGAGAATAATAGTTTAGTTTTATCTCATTTACATCCAGCAGGAAAGGCTTTAAATCAGCTTAGAATGTTAGAAGATGCTGTTGTAATCTATACGTTAACAAGAGCACCAGAAAGAAGAATTTTTTATATTGATGTAGGTAACTTGCCAAAGAACAAGGCAGAGCAATATCTTAGAGATATGATGGCTCGTCATAAAAACAAGTTACAGTATAATTCGGAATCAGGACAGATTACTGATTCTCGTAAAATGCTGACAATGACTGAGGACTTTTGGTTCCCTCGTCGTGGTGGTGAAAGGTCAACTGAAGTTGATACCCTCGCAGGAGGTAATGCACCAGGATTGAGTGGTAACGAAAACATGGAGTATTTTCAACGTAAATTATATAAGGCGTTGAAGGTACCCTTAACTCGTTTAGAACCAGAGGCAATGGCAAGCTTTGGTAGAACATCAGAGATTACTCGTGATGAACTGAAGTTTGGTAAATTTATTAGAAGAATTCGTACTCGCTTCTCATGGATATTTAACATGGTATTAGAGAAGCAATTGATACTCAAAGGTATCTTAACACCTGAAGAGTTTAACGAAATTAGAAATGATATTCGTTATGACTTTGTTAAGGACAATTATTTTGAGGAGTTGAAGGAAGCTGAAATATTGAGAGAAAGATTGAATACTTTAAGAGATATATCGGAATACACAGGAAAGTATTTCTCTCATCAGTGGATTACAACAAATGTCCTGCAGATGTCTGAACAAGATGCGCAGGATATGGAAGACCAGATTGCCGATGAAAAGGCACAAGGTGGTCATCAAGAGGACGATCCTTTTTAAAATATAAATAAATGTATAGATTAAATTAAACTAGGGACTAAATATGAAAAATTTTAAAGATCTCGTTTCAGAAATCGCCCAACCAAAGGCACCTGAAGAAAGACGCTTTAAGGACCAACACACGATTGAGGTAATCAAACACCCAGTTGCTCCTGACCACGTTTTTACTGGTGAGATTCCTGGAAGAGCAGGTAAGGATGGTAAGCGAGCAGCTGACCAAGAAGGTGATACAAGCTACGACTTAGCATATAAAACTAAAGTTGCTCAAACTTTGCCACAACGTGCAGGTGCAGGTAAACAGGTTGCTAAAGAAGAAGTAGAGATTAAAAAATCTATTACTGAAATCCTTGGAGTCAATAAAAAGAAAGACGAAAAGAAAGATGACGACGAATCAATGGAAGAAGAATTAAAGGCTTCTTGCGGTTGCGACGAATCTTGTGAACACTGTGGTGGAGAACATAAGGTTGAAGAAATCGGTAAAGATTGTTCTTGCTGCGGTAATAAGATTGAAGGTATTGAGGAAGGTGGTTGTTCAGGTAGCAAATTAAATGCAGAGAAAAAGCCTGAAAAGAAAAAGGAAGAAGATGCTCCTGAGACTGATTCCGGTAAAACTATCGAACCTGAAGTACAAAAGAAAAAAGTTTTAAAAGGTGATGGTAAACCT